TCCAACTGCTTCATCAGCCACTTCACAGTGGGAGCCGCAGGACGCGGTGGAACACCCTCATGAACGAACGGCTGAGCCTGGGTACCCAAACCAGTCACGTTGTTCTCATCATCGTCATCGTCTGCCATCGATGCACCACCGAGAACAGACTTCCAACCCGGCTTCTTCGGCACCGAGCACGAACCCGTGTAGGAGGGGAAGTCAGTGACGTGACCCTTCTGCGCCTCGTACTCGTAGTCCTCCGCGAGAACAGCGAGAGCAGACCGAGCAAGCAGCTCATAGATCATCGCACCGGTCTTACCGTACTTCGCCTCCACGTCTGCAAGCGACTGAGGAACATTAGGACCAGGGCGATTTGCACCGTGTGCACCCGAGTCCTTGACGTGAGTCGACCTGGCGGCAGTGTGCGTGAGCAGAGCTGGATCGATACCAACCGCACGCGCGATCGCAGGAGCGTTACTGACAAGCTCCGCGAATTGCTCCTTGGTGACGTGCAAATCCGCAGTTCGCGGATAACTGACCACTTGGTCTTCATACATTTTTTGGTAAATCTTCAGCAAATCTGCCGCCTTCACGCCCTTGGCGCTCAACAATGCTGACAGACTGGAAAGATCCAGCATCCTGGGTGGACCAGATCGCTTCATGGTCTTAGCGTCCACCGTCACGCTCGATGCGTGAAGACCACTCAGATCCACATCTGCTTCACGAGCACATCGCTGAGCATCGGGATCGGAGTACATGACACCGTTCTCATCGCGGAAACGGGGCTCGTAGAACGGCACCTTCTTCCACGACTTATGCGCCTTCAGCTGATCGCCCACGAGTACAGTCATGGCCGACTTCAGTCGACCCTGGCGCAGCACGGTGCGCTGCCCCGCAAGCTGGGATGCGACTCGGGTCCACTGCATGGACAAGAAGTCCCAACGAGAACGCAGCCATGCCATGCGGTACTCATCGTGATCTTCCATCGAGGGTAGTTTCTTACGTGAGACAAAAGCCTTCTGAATCGATGCCGGAGATTCATCGGTAAAATACATGCGATAAATGGGCTTATTACCAAGTCCGAGCTCAGAAATAATTTCCCAAGCAAGGAGCCCCCCCTCTCCTGACGGGTCGAGGTCGCACGCTATTGCGAGAGAATCGCAAGAACGCAAAGTTGTGCGAATATCCGACAAAAGTTTCGATACCCCGTCCTTCTTTTCTCGCTCAAAAGCAAAATCATTCACATCCCAAGGCAGGTCTTTCAGTGCCCACGATGCGTACTGCGTACGCTTCGATGGATCCACCTGATCCACCGGCTGTTTGAGCTCGAAAAGATGACCGCGCGCAAACGCAATCACATAGTTCTCTCCATTGTAGGTTCCAGTCTGACCACCGAGCGCCTTAGCAAAGTTGCGTGCCGCACTCGGTTTCTCGGTCAAGATTCCAACCGTCATACATATCCTCCCAATCATCGAAAACGTTCATATACGAGTATAACAAGTATATCAGAGTCATTCAACGGTGCAACCATCTCCCTCACCCTGCAACTTACAAACAAGCCAGGAGTACTCATGTTCCCAATCTCTACCATCAGGAGCACCTAGAGCCAGCCACAAATAAGCATCCGCCAGAGCCCCAGAACCGTCCCAAAAAGTGACATAATTCAGCTGGGCTGTACGAGCCGCCTCACGCTTGCGCACATCTCGCTCGGTCCACGTCTTTAGCGCCTTGCGGTAATACTCAGATTGCTCACCCTTTGTGCGCCAAATCTCTACCGTCTGTTGATCCATCTCACAATCAGACTCGTACCAATGACCACCGTGCAACCACGAGCCATTAAGTTCGATAAATAGGTCTCGCTCAGGAATATAAAAGTCAGCAGCAAAAGGATAACGATCCTCATCACAATACTGTCGCACCACAGTAATATCGTGCTGATCTGCATACTCACATAGCAATTCATAAAGCACATATTCTGATGACGAGGTAGTAAACGTACCATTCTTTCGTTTCGTGTCCATAACACGAGCGCGAATCACATCAGAGAGCATCACATTATCGACACCATATCGTTCTTGTACCGTCTGACGAATCTGATCTTTCACATCATCGCGCGCAAACGGATTCTCAACCCCATGACGAGCCAAATGAGTTGCCTTCGCAGCAGTTTGCACTGATGGTGCATTGAAAGGGCCTCGTGCATCAGCAGGGAGATCAGGGTGATTGCGACGAAGAGTCTCCAACTGACGACGGTGCACATCTGGATCAAGAGCGGTACTCGGTACACCGTAACGACGCATAGACGACTCTCGTTTGCGATCCTTAATCACCTCAGATTGCGAGACGTTATCGACCCCGTACACCTCCCGAATCGTCTGTCGCGCACGTTCACGCGTAGCAGGATCCGAGAGCACACTATCCACACCGTAACGTTCCTGAACTGTGCGTCGACGACGCTCTTTCACCTCCGGTAGTGACGATGTATTAACCACACCGTACCTATCGAGCATCGTAGTCTTAATGCGCTCCCTCACCTCACTACTCGCCATAGGCGAAACACCACCATAGCGAGCCATGTTTGTCTGAGCAGTCTTGTCCTTGAGGCACTGCGCATACTCGTCCTTCAAGCCAAGACCCTCAAAAAGAGCGGCAAAGGACATCACCCCGGCTGAAAGCGTTTCACTGATACCGAGTATGGTCAGCACTTCACGGCGCGTCACACCGTTACGCACGCCCTCCAGAGCGCGATTGATGTCATCATCCGAACACCTGGTCTTCACATGGCTCACAAGATAGCGCTCACGATCCACGGAAGAGCCGTCAGACCATTGGGGTAGACGCTTCCCCCTTCCACCAAAACCGCGCAGACGCAGATCCTCATCGCTCCCCTCTGGGAACAGACCGGACTGCTTCTCCTGAGCTTTACGACGAGCCTCATCAGCGAACACCGAGCCCTCGGCCAACGTGTATCGAGCACCGTAGCGCTCTTCACGTGTCTGGGCCGCCTTCTCCTGGTATTCATCGAGCTTGAACGGATTATCCGTACCGTACTGCGCAATCATGCCTGACTGCATACTGCCACGACGAAACCGACGATCCGCATCGCGGAACTCTTCGCCCAGATCCAGAGTTGTGAACAGCTCAGAGAGTTTGATGAGATTCACCGCGTCGTGCAGTCCAAGGTGCTCCAGGAGACCTGCCTTATCCAGGTCGCACGTGGCATATCGCTCCAGCACGTCACGCACAGTCTCCTGGGCAACACGCTGCCGCACGTGTTCGATCTTATATGCATGGCGATCAACACCCTTCAACTCAGTCTTCATCAAAGAGTTGTGATAGCCAGGATCAATGCCGGTGGCATCAATGACACGCTCACGCGACCAACCCCGGCACACCAGGTCAGTCGCGCTACCCTCAGAAAATAGTTTTGCTTCATTCATGAGGCAATTCTATCATTGCTACGAGGGTAGCGCAACCATCATTCCACGATCTTCAGATTGCCGCGCTGCACTGATTCATCTTTGCTCAGCTCTCGGGCTTTCTCCCGAAGCTTCGCACGCGCATCGATAACTGTCTTGTGGGTCAGATCGATTGACGTAGCCCGAGCATTGTTGAACAAACGCGGCTCCGTCTTGTCGACGAGCAACCACGTGAGCATGAGCTCCAGCTCATAGAGCTGTTTCTCAGCGCTGAGCGCACGCTTCGTCATCGCATCGAGATCCTTCTGGGCGTGTTGCTGGTTATCCAGCACCTGCTCCACCTTCATCTCAATCGCCGCCACACGGCCCTGGCCTGTGCGCAACACTTCAGCAGCACGACGAGTATTCTCGTCCACACCAGGGATCTCGATGTCGAGAGCGCTCATCGCCAACGCTGTGATCAACGAACCCGATGACAGCGTTTTGCTCTGCGTCTTTGGTGTCGGAGCAGCACCCAACTCTGGCGCACCCAGGCGCGTCAGCTCGTCTCTGATCGCTTGCACGATGATGGCAGGCAAATCTCGCGGCCTTGTCGAATCACCATCGAAGGCGAAACGAACATCGCCCTCGATCGTCGTGGGGATTTCACTACCGTCACGATGACGCAACGCCATCGGCACAGGCTCATACAAGCGCTCTGCTGATTGCTGGAGCTGCGGCTGAGGCTGCTGCACATCGCTATCCGGCTCACTGTGCTCGATGGGCTCATCGTGATGGGCTTCCCCAACAGATGAAGTCTTTTCATCGAGATCAGCAACAGCGCTATCAGCTTCAGTGATCAGATCATCAGGCTCATTACGTTGCGGCTCAGGCGGCGCAGAGCCCACACCAGAGGCACCTGCTGGCGAAGCATTACCGGCGTTGTTACTGCCGTTTGCGCCGCCACCAGACTGACGACGCGCGTTCAGCGCTGTCCCCGTAGCTGTATTACCAACACGCGCAGAGCGCGCCGACACAACGGCTGACTGCTGATTCATACGCTCACGCAGCTGCTTCTGAGCCGCGTACAACGGATCAAACACCTCAGGCGATGGCTCATCGTACTCGAAATCACTCATCGTTCACTCCCGCTCTCTTGTCACTCTTCGCCGTCTTCATCATCCAGCAGGTAGCTATCGCCACGAGTCAGACCGATGATTGTCGACGCCATCGACATGACAGTCTTTTCGAGGTTGGCAACATTGCTGGCCAACGAGATCTGCGCATCCACAAGCTGAGCCAGACGCGCCTGCTCTAGCGTCGGTAGATCGTAGTCCCCGTTCTTACGAGCAACGTGACCATCGATGCACTCAATGATGAACTCATTAGCACTCAAACCCTCTTTCTCGGCCCAGTAATCTACCTTGTCACGCACACTTGCTGGCATACGCACATTGAGCCGAACCATCGGCTCTCCTGCTTCACCAGCTTTTCTATTAGTCACTGCCACTACAACCTCCTGTCTTGCTTGTTGTGTCTGTGTTGTGGCTCTTTGTTTTTCCTGATAACTAAGTATAACACAGAGCCTTGGCACACTCCCGTGTGCCGAGCATCATCATGATCCGTCGGTACTGTTGGTACCGGCCCTCCCCTCACCAGACAACAGAAAGAAGAGGTACACCATGGCTGTATCTGTATCCATCGTGGATGTCGCCGCATACATCCTCGCTCGTGAGAGCACAATGGTGACACTGAAGCTCCATAAGCTTGCGTTTTACGCACAGGCTACACATCTTGTTCGCCACGCATCCCCTCTGTTTCCAGAGGATTTTCACGCATGGGTGGTCGGCCCTGTGAGCCCAGAGCTCTACCGCCTTCATCGGGGCAAGCTCTTAATTCGACCAGGAGAACTGCCCTCCGGTAACCCCTCGGCTCTCACCGATGCAGAGCGAGCTCTCATCGATCGTGTCTGTGCTGCTATGGGCAGCATGACCCATGCCGCACTGAACAAGAGAATGTATTGCGAGCTTCCATGGGCAGATGCTTACGCACGACACACATCATCATCGCTCTCTCATCTGGTACACCTCCCCATCGTCACCACTGATGAGATCATCACTCAAGACGCAATGCGCGACTACTACAACGAGCACCCCATCGTTCGTTGATGCATTAACCATCTCAGCACACTACCGTGTGCCGGGAATCGTACTGATTCCCCCACCTCTCTCTTTTTACTTGGAGTAACCACATGTCTGAGACAACACGTTTGCCCCGCTTGCTCATCACCGGTTCCCGCACACACCAGTGGACACCGTATGACTCCCACGCACTGCTCATCGCTGTGCAGGAGATCGTCGAGAAGACCCAGAAGCGCCCCACTCTCGTACACGGTGGCACAACAGGCGCAGACACCGAAGCCGCTCTCCACGGACAACGCCTGTTCAATCTCCAGGCTGAGGTCCATCGAGCCGACTGGAAGAAGTACGGCAGGGCCGCTGGCCCCATCCGCAATAAGCAGATGGTTGAGCTGGGAGCCGATCTCTGCCTCGCGTTCCCTGATCACCCAAAGGGCCACGGATCCCGAGGCACATGGAACTGCGTCGACCTCGTGCAGCAAGCAGGAATCCCCGTCCTTGTTGTGTGGAACCAACGTCTGTGGGTATACAACCCCAATCATCCCACCCATGGAACGTATCGAGCACTTGATCCATACATCCCCTGATACACCTACCAGAAAGACCCATATCATCATGGCCAAGAAGCAGAAGAACGCTCGCTCCAACCGTTCTTACAACGTACACGATCATCGCGCAGATGAGCTCGCATTCGATCTCATGAGCGAAGCCCGAGACATCACCTTCGATGTCGTGGAGCGCAACAACAGTGACATCACTCTCCACGCTCACGTCAACAGCGCTGACGTGGATCCGATCGTCGTCATCGTGACCGCCACTGATTACATCATCAACGACACTCACTTCGACACAGTTACACAGACGCTCGATACTCTTGCATCTGTGCACACCAACTAAGGAAAGACCTCATACCATGGCTGTTAACATCCGTAACATCGCAGGTGAAAGCGCGCAGAAGGCTTTCATCGATCGTGTTATCTCCCGTAGTGACCAGATTTATCCAAACACTGACCACAACGTCATTCGATCGGTGACGGGTCAGCTGTTGGATCTCACGTTTGGAGACCTCGATATGCTCGCAGACATGCTGCGTGTCGACGTGCAGTGGCTGCTCAGCGGTCACGGCTGGTGCCCATCTATCGCCCACTAAGCAGAAAAGAGACACCCTATGTCTATGAATCCCATGATTGAAATCATCGAGAACGAAGATGGATCGATTACTACACGAGAACCCGCCACAGCAGACCTTTACCTCTTCGGCACAATCCGAATTCCAGAAAACGTCGCTCGAATCATCGCATTCATCGGCGCAATCTTCATTGCCTTCCTCGTGGTTAATAGCAGCATCGAACTGCATAAGAAGTTCACACAGCCTGACCCATTCGTCTCAGGCCCTGGTGTGCTCTCATCATCCGAGAAATACATCGCATTCGACGGTCCTGCACAGCGCACGTATCAGCCAAGCGAAGGCACCATCACCTACTGCGATCCTGATGATCATGGTCGTCCCACATGCGCCTACGGTCTCCTGACTCCAGAAAACCGCGAGAAAGGTAGAAATTACCAACGTCACAACATTGATTTCAACCCCAGCGGCTGGCCTGAGTCCAACACTTACATTGAATACTTTGGACCACTCTGGGTCAAAACCCCTATGTTTGGAACACAACTAGGTGGTGACTTCGTTCCCAATAACACCATCACAGGTACCGAACACCTGAATAACTCTGGGCATAAGGGTAATGGCTATTTCAAGAACGGCCTTCAATACCCCGAGTATCTTGCCGCACAGTATCTTGATGACCAGTACAACGCGCAGTGTCCATTGTACTACGCGGTGACGGCTAACTATGAGGCAGATGAGCTCATTCCACGAAGCCTGACAGTTGATATTGAAACGTGCGACCAGTCGCTTTCCAAGCGAATGACCATCTACAACGTCGAAGCCACCTACGACATCAATTACCACACGGGCGAAACTCGCAGATAGTAAAGGACGTAAACATGCTCAATCATTATTTTGCTAAACCAAACATTTCACCTGATGAATTGATTAGAAAAACCATCTTCCTTATCGTCTCAATGGTACTGACTATTACGCTGATAGGGTATTTGTTTGGATTCTTTAATAACCTCCCCCAGCCCAATCAATCCGGCGTCTTTAGTAATTACTACAGCGTCGAAGGCCCCGCACAGCATCCCTATCAAACAGCCGCATCTTCTAATGGCACCATCACCTACTGCCCTCTCGACGAGCTGAGCCGCCCTACGTGTGCGTATGGTGTTCTCACCACCGAGAGCAGGCTCCAGGCTAAGCAGCGTGGCAGACAAGACATCAATGTCAACCCCACTGGATGGCCTGAGAAGAACCGAAAGGTCACCATCTATAGTGCCACCTATGGCAGAGACAACAAACCCTATTACGGATGGTTCTGGAACCGCTCACACATGATCGCTGATTCGCTCGGTGGAGATCCCGTGAAAGAAAACCTTGTCACCGGAACACGTACTCAGAACGTCGGCATCGATAACAACCACACTGGCGGTATGGCATACGCAGAGACCAAGGCACGCAACTATCTGGATAACCCAGCCAACGCACAATGCCCGCTCTACTATGCTGTGACGCCCAACTACATCAACAGCGAACTGATCCCTCGCACCGTCATCATCGACATGGAGTCATGTGATCAGTCCATTTCCGAGCACATTACAGTGTTCAATACCGCTAACCATTGGGATATTAACTACCACAATGGGGAAATCCACGATGGTGGTTTGAAAGAAGAGCTTCAATAGATCCCAGGAGGGAAAATGGAAACCTTTAACGCTGTCATGATGGCGCTGATCCTTATCGTACTCATGGGAACTGCTACGGTGGGTATGTTCGCCGCTGCCGGATTCTTCTGGTTCGGTAGTAAGGGCGACGATGATCGCCTCGCTATCATCATTATTTATGCAGTGCCTAGTGCCGTGGCCGGTGTGATCGCCTTGTGGGGCATGATCAACGTCATTTACTACTGGCTCATTCCAGCGATCTGGTAACAACAAACAACAACCGAAAGAAGGCGATTTCGAAATGACAAAGCACACATGTCTCTGCTGCGACTACAGCGATCAATTCCCATGTGACTGTACAGATTGCAACGGTTTCGATGATTGCGATTGCTTCTACTGTCATGGGGATGAAGGATATTGGTCTTACTAACCCACATTGACAACAACCAAAAGGAGTCCAATGAACATCAACATTGACACGAGTAACATCGATCTCATCCACAATCCAGATATTCTGGCGCTAGTGCTCAAGAGTCTCCCCAAGGCTCACATTGTCCACGTTGAATTTTTCGACGGCGATACTTACGAATTCGTCACAACGATTCGCGATACCCTCATCTGCACCAACGAAATTATTGGGGAGTTGGGCCTATCAGAATTCACCAGCTTCGTCCAGGGTAAGAATCCCAAATACGAAGACGCATGCTTTGTCGATTTCAGCCAACCATCCCCTGAGCAGAGTATCAAGAGTCAGGACATCTCACTCAATAGGGCGATGCATGCTAAGCCCGGCGAACTACTACATATCGGAAACAGACGTATTATCGCTTGCGATGGTTTCTTCATTGATCTAGACAACGATCTACAGCAACTATCGCGATCCCAGATCGCAACTATGTTGTTCCTCAATGACACACCGTCAACCAATCTCAAAAAGCTCTTCTCATAGCAAAGAATTTCAGAAGAAAGAAGAAAAACAATGGTAACTATCTACGACAAGCCTCTTCTCGTCATTCGTAATGGTGAGATCAGGACGGAAGGGTACTGGAAAATTACCGTCCCTGGGACCGTCGTCCTTGTCTCCGGCCAGCAGTTCATGTTCCTGTCGAGCGACAACACCAGGGACGGTTTCTGGCTGGTGCTGGGTGAGCAGACTCAGCTGACTGTCCAGGAATTCTATGACAAGTTTGAGATGGAACTTGTCTTGGTTGTCATCGACACCACCAACTAATAATGGCTACAACATAGGAAAGTATCATGGAAATCATCATTGACATTGACATGTCGGCATATCGACGAATGATAATTCTCGAACGTCTAGCAGCGGCTGGGAAGAAAGTCAAAATCAACCTCACCGACCACAGTACTCTCCCCATCGAGATCCTCAACGCATGGCGACGAGAAGCACGTAAACAAGGTTGGTCCGAAGAAGAGATTGATGCCGTGTACCAAGAAGCCGATCCAGATATTGACTTTTATCGCCACATCGACATTCTGAATCTATTTTCGGAACGCATCCCGAATAAATACTAGATACAACGAGAGGCAAACCATGCTACATATCCCTCTCGACATCAACAACCATGCATTACAAACACACATCATGCCCTAACTGTCACTACCCTGTGCACCACCAGCCTAGCCCTCGTGTCCCACTCAATCTCGACTGGACCCAGTGGCAAGACATCACCTGGTATGACAACCAAGGTCGCCCTTTGACCTACCCAAAGTACCAAACCTGGTTCGATGACGGACTTTACATCTACCGCATCATCTTAACTGGTGAAATCATACGAGGTAAACACGAAACCAATCTATATATTGGTAAAGCGCCAATATCAGAGAACACTGACGCTTACACCAATGGCATGTGGAAACCCACACCACATCTCATTCGTTACCTCAAAAGTGCAGCCAGTTCCGAATGGGAAACTGATAAACCTATACTCGATCGCATTTTCGGTTATAGACAAGCCTGGGAAACCATCATCACCGAATTCACAGAATACTGTACGCAGCTCACACAAAACGGTATATCCAAGAGCTATAGTGAACAACTAGCGCAAAGCGGTATGTGATACCGATACACCCATAAAAGAAATGAGTGACGATGATCATCGAATGGTTTTTCACAGCTATCGGCATAATCGCTCTTATCATTTTCACGACTGGTATGAGTCTAGTCATGTTCTGCGCCGCTCATGATCTGTGGAAAGATTATGGATTTATTGGAAAGTTCTTTGCTATGCTATTCGGCGCTCTTGGCGCACTGCTGATGGCCCCACTGATTCTTTCTATGTGCATCATCATTTACCAGTGCGTTAATGCCATCATCTGATAACAACACATCAACAAAAAGAAGGAGCACACTCATGCCCCATATCCCCCTGGATATTGATTGGCGACAGTGGGAGAAGGTCGGCCCTGATACCGGCCTCTTTGAAGACTCCTACATGCATCGCCAGACATGGTTCGATGACTGGAACTACGTCTACCACGTCGCATTGTGGGAGAACTTCAACGACAACGAAGACCCCGCCTCACTGATCGTCACCCGCGTCGATCAGATGGGCGACAGTCCGTACAAGCAAAGCTCTCGCACGATCGGTGATTCCGGTAATCCCGAGTACTGGGCTGAGCTCGATCGCTTGTTTGGTTCGCGTCGATCGTGGAACAGCGTTCTGAGCAACTTCCACGACTACGTGAAGCACCACCCATACAGCCGCTACGGCGACAACAACTAAGCGCAAGACGCTTAGCACACGCCCCGTTACCGCACTGCCTGATAAAAAATGTACAGAGCGTACACAGCGCAGCAGCTGGTAACGGGGCTCTCTCTCTCTCTCTCTCTCTCTGGTTCATTCCCCGTCCCCTATGCAATAAAATTGCATCGGTAGCGGTAAAGAGACCACTACACACAATCACACAACAAGAAAGGACACTCACATGTCTGACTTCGATTTCACAAACACTGAAGAGGCTCTCCAGAACCTTCGGAACCAGCTGAAGAAGTCCGAGCAAGTTTATACTCTAAAGGCTCTCTCCGAGGCTCTCGGTATCGACTTCGACAAGCTTGCGGCACTCATCGAGGATGGCGCTGCTGAGCAGACCGAGCAGGAAGAGCCTGAGTCCGCATCCGACTCCGATGTGCTCGCAGAAGACCTGTTCACAGCTCAAGATCCCAACGGACTCCAGGGTACCTACAGGGCAATCAAACTCCCCTTCGGAACCGTCATCACCATCGAGGGTGCCGAGTTCCTTCACACTCTCATCGACCATGGCGACCACGGTCACAGTGCATGGGTCAATACCATGGCTGAGCTACTCGATGATGACACTGTGGCTGAACTCGCTCGCAGTGCCAACGGCAACGTCACGATCATCCACTTCGGCTGATACGCGACATCTTGCATCAACAGGGAAATACATATGCCTAACCATCAAGAATTCATAGGTAACGCAGAGGCATTCGTTGAATTGCTCAACGACATGCTCAACGAGGCTTTTCTCGATGAAATCTCTGAAGAAAATGAATCCGACTTCGATGTCAAGGCCGATCTCGATCGCGCTCTTGATTACTTCTGCGACACCTTCAACGTCGACATTGATAAGTCTCTTATCACCGATAGAGACAATGGAGATAATCCCATCGATACCTCAGAAAAGGCTGAAAAAGAAATGACAGAAGATGGGAGTGAGCCAGAAGAGCTCACTGGCGACATGTTCGAAGCCGAAGGCACTGATGGCACTCGCCATGTCTTCAAGGCGAGTGACTTCTCCACCGGTACGATCATTGATCCACCGGGGTGTAATACGTTCTATCACGTCCATCGACCATACAACCCCAATGAACCTTTTTGCGTGTGGGTAGATCCATGGAACAATTATCACACTAATGATGAGCTCGCAGAAATCGTTCGACGCTGTAATGCCGCACATAGCCCCGATACTACCAAGATCATCAACGGCAGTATTATGGGAAACTCGCGCTTTGTGTGGTAACAACACCACCAAAAACTGATGACCAATAAGAAAGGAGAACACCATGGAACTTAGCGACAAGCAGGAAGCCCTCATCATGCGCAGTATGAAGCTGTTGCGTGATCAGCTGGAGAGCGAGAAGAGGGCCGACGATCACCCGATCCTCATTGACGCTCTGAACGAGAACATCAATATTCTCGATGAACTCATCGGCTACATTGAGAATGAGGAATTCTTCCTCGAATTGACAGAGTGCTGACACATCAGCACTGTCCCCTAGAGTCAATCTAGGGGACACCACCCCTCGTGGCGAAACAGGTAGACGCGCTGGATTTAGGTTCCAGTACTCATCACGGGTATGTGGGTTCGAATCCCACCGAGGGGACGCAGAAACAAAGAGAAAAACACAGCCTCTATAGCTCAGTTGGTAGAGCAACGGACTTTTAATCCGTGGGTCCAGGGTTCAAACCCCTGTGGGGGCACCAACACACCCCATCAACAACTCACAAGAAAGGACACACATGTCTATCCACCCGCCCGTCATCTTCAGCACGCTCACCACGCCGTTTAACCGTCTTGCGATCGGTACTGTTGTCGAGGACAGCGAGGGCAATCGATACATGAAGACCTATTGCGACGGCTTCAATCTCTGGATTGATAGCAACAACATCGAATGTGCACATAATGACGCATGGATGCTGGAGCGCATCAATGCGAAGCCAGACTCGTGGCTCGTGTGGTCCTGACATGAACATCGCATCCATCACCCCTGCCCACATCGCAGGGTTTGTACTCACGGTGTTGCTGTTTGTCACTATTATGGCACTGCCACGCAACATGGCAGCAGCTGGGCCCACACACCGCAAGCGTCATATCGCATTTCTCATCGGCAGCTCTGTTCTCATGAGCTTCTTCCTCGTCATCATCATGATCGACATCGCAGCGCTCATCTAACAAAGAAAACAAAAACCACAAACAAAAAGGAACACTGACATGTCCCCATGGATCATCATAAACGTCATCACTATCATCCTGGCCCTTTTAATGATCCCCGGAGATATTGAGAAACACAAACCTATCGCTATCACGATTGACATTGCCATCCTAGTAACGGCTTGCATGTCAATAGTTATATTGCTAATCCCAGAACACTGACAGAACCCCCACAAAAAAGAAGGAGAAACTAATGTGTGAAATCCGTGGACACCCGTCACCAGACACTAACAATATCGACGATTTGCTCGAAGCGTATGAACGTCAACAGCGAGAGGTCTACATCAACCGGACAATTCCTGCCATCGACGAACTTGAAGGTATTTCATACGATCTGGCAAATGCATACGAAATGGAATACCGCGCCAATCCCACATACGAAAACGAAGAACGTATGCGCTATTGGCGGTACATGGGTGCAGCCCACTGGTCAAGTAAGAGTAACTATAATCCCTATACGCCAGCGTACAGCGAGTACAAACAGCGCAAGAATGAATATATCTACCTTCTGCGCCATAAAAAATCTAAAGCTACCAATGATGAAAAGAATCTCTTCATTCTCATCGGTCTCATCGGTGCAATAATCGGCATTCCTCCATTGATGTATATCCTTCTTAGGCTATTCTCTTAAACGCAACAAGACAGTAGATACAACAGATAGGATCATCATGTCTCTCATCAATCTCATCAAACGTTTCAAACCACGTCGCTACATCAGAATGCGCGTTGAACTCCCCGCCCCAATTCCACCTGATTTCTCCCCCGACGAGTACTCCGACAAGGATCTCTCACGCATGTCCAGCGACGAGATCGAAAGCAAGGCTCTCGCTGTGTACTCGGTGCTCACCAAGAACTGTAACGTCACGCCCAAGCGACTGCGTGGGACCATCTCGTACGTCTTTGATGCCTCGTTACGGTACAACCGCACGATCGTCATCAAGTGTGAGATACCCGAAGATGCACCAACAGAACATATCCGTGACGTTCTCGTACAAACATTCAAGGGAAATTGCACGTTCTTTGTCTAGCCGTACATCACCCAATATCCTCAGTTATCAAGTAAACTGAGGTCAGAATGTTCTCCTGCACATCGCAGATGCGCAGAGATCTTCTCTGGGGATGAACCCATCATCCCCAGCACCTCTTCATGAAGGAAGGAATACATCTCCATGAATCTCAACATTTTCAAGAAGCGAAAGTCTGGGCTGACCCTTGTGGTCGCCACCACGCTTCTGTTTGCCGGTCCTGTTGCAGCCCATGCTGCTACCACCGGGGCCGACAACGCTGCTGACAACACGGGCGCAACCTCTGCGTCTGCCGATGGCAACAACGGCATCGTGGGCACCGAGCCCGGTGCGTCGACCGCCACGGGCGGCATCAAGATCGTCAAGACTGATGTTAAGGGCCGTTACGGAGACAAGTACTCCGTGAACGCCACGCTCGACATCCGCGTCGATTACGCGGGCGACAAGGTCGAGAAGGGTGCCACCTTCTCTGTGGCTCTCGGGGACGGCCTCCAGGTTCCGAACGGATTCAACAGTGTTGATCTCAAGGCCACCGCCTTGGACGGCTCTGAGAAGAAGATCGGCAAGTGCACTGCTGAGAACGGCGCATTCAAGTGTGTCGTCACCGAGGACATCGCCCAGACTCTGGGCGGCAATGGCTCGCTCAAGAACGGCTTCGTCAAGCTCGAAGCCACCTTGAACAAGTCGAGCATCAGCAAGACCACGACCAACGTCGTCGTCGACGGTACGAAGTACACCGTCGGCCTGGGCCGAGGCGTCGTCGGTGAGCCCGTCACCCCTGGCGACAACAAGTTCTGCTGGTCGGACGGTCGTACTGCCGAGGGCCTCAACAAGTTCGGCTGCTGGATTCAGGCCCAGGGCCAGCCTGGCCAGACCATCACCATCACGGAAACCCGTGATGATGCCACGTTCCAGGGCGGTATCCACGTCACGCCTGTTGATCACGGCGACTGGGCCAACCCCATCGACTGGAACAACATCGGTGTTACCAAGCCTAAGGTCACGAAGAGTGCAGACGGCAAGTCTGCTACCTTCACGCTCCCCAACGAGCTGTCGGGTGACCACATGGCTCGCATCCGCGTTGAGGTTGTCACCTCCGAGAAGGAGATGACGAACAAGGCGACGGTCAACAACAAGGAAGTCAGCACCACTGCCACCTGGCGAGCCAAGGGCTCGTCTGGTGCCGAGACTGGCGAGGACGCGAAGCCGGTGACGCCGACGCCTGCGCCCACTCCTGACCCTGAGCCGAAGCCGGACCCCAAGCCGTCTGAGCCTCCTGTGACTCCCCCGGTGACGCCTGAGGATCCCAAGCCCGCTCCGACCCCGGACCCGACTCCCGAGCCGTCGACTCCGCCTGCGCCAACTCCTACCCCGGAACCCGAGAAGCCTGCTCCTACGCCAGATCCGACCCCGGACAACCCGAAGCCGGATCCCAAGCCGACCCCGGAGCAGCCGACTCCTAACCCTGATCCGAAGCCCACGCCGGAGCCCAGCACTCCGCCCGTGACGCCGCCTGCGCCGACTCCTACTCCGGAGCCGTCTCAGCCGTCTACGCCTGAGAAGCCCAAGCCGGAGCCTTCGAAGCCCTCGGAGCCTACGGACCCTGCTCCTACGCCGGATCCCAAGCCTTCGGAGCCCAGCGTGACTCCGCCTGCCCCGACTCCCGAGAAGCCTGCCCCGGCTCCCGAGCCTAAGGAGACCCCCAAGGAGACTCCTTCTCAGCCGAAGCCCTCTACGCCCGCTACCCCGGACAAGCCGGGTAATAGCACGCCTGAGCACAAGGGTGCTGTCACGGGTCTGGCTCAGACCGGTGCCAGCGACACTGGCCTGATGATCGCGGGTGCTACTGCACTCGTTACGGCTGGTGGCATTGCGCTTCTGCTGCGTCGTCGTCAGAACAACAACTGACACTGACGTAAGTCAGTAGCTGTGACATAGGAACAAGGAGAGAGGCTCTGGAGATGCAATACTCTCTGGAGCCTCTCTCTTTTCAAAAACAAACAAGAAAGACAGAGGAAACAACAATGCGCAAGGAAATTACGGACGTTCAGCTCATCGACGACATCGACGGTTCGCCCGCTACCGCCACCATCGAGTTCAGCGTGAGCGGTAAGAACTACATCATCGATCTCTCTGAACAGCATGCTGCTGAGTTCAACAAGGCTCTCGCGCCTTACATCGAACACGCTCGCCGTGCTCGCCGTGGACCGGCCAACAAGCGCAAGGCACGCAGCTCCAGCGAAGCTGCTCGCATCAAGCGTCAGAAGAACGCCGAGATCCGCGCCTGGGCTCTGGAGAACGGTGTGACCGTCTCCAAGCGAGGCCAGCTAGGTCAGGACACCATCGCCGCCTACGAGGCTGCACACGCTGCGCCCACTGCTGAGAACTCCGAGAACTGATAGGAACGACACATGTCTACTACTGTTGCGTTTCTCGATAGAAACAGTGAAACCGATCTGAGTGCACTCCCAATGGGAACGCTGATCATCACTGTCGGCCCAACTGAGCAGGTGACTCATGAGGACCGTCAGTACATGAAGTGTCAGCGTCACTGGATCAGCCCTGACGGTGGCCACTGGACTGATGAGTCTCTCGCTGAGGATCTGGTCGAGCAGATCAACATGGGTCGTAGGGCTATTGCCACGTACATCCCCATTTACCCTGCTCACCGATAACTGACAGCCCAGACAGTCAGTCAGCCAATTCATGTTGCCTCCCCTGTGTATATTTGTGTGTACCCCTTGTACATCACAGATGTACCGGGGGAGGTAATGTACACTGGTACTAACTAAATATTCACCGCCCCTCGTGGTGAAAGTGGCAAACACAGCGCATTCAAAATGCGCCGCCTTTGGCTTGTGGGTTCGAATCCCACCGAGGGGACCACCGAGTGTCCGGGCAATGCTGGATGATTAGGACCTAGCTCCTGCCTCTCTGATCAAGAGGATGCGCCGGACACCGTGATCGGGGATCACGTACGGGGTAGCACTCCGAAAGTCGACATTTGCGCCATCAGGCGTTTGTGTGTGATTTTGTCGTCGACTAAACAGCATCCCCACATAACCCCTCTCTTGGACAGGACAAACAGAGAGGTAACGGAACCGTTGGAAATCACCTTTCCAGCGACTTACCGCATCTGGTTTGCTCTTTGGACCTTTGTTATACAGCCAACAGAACAGAGGTGATCTGGGGCCTGGAGAGCAAACCTGCAAACCTGCCAATACAAAACAACACGGAATGTGGCGCAGCTTGGTAGCGCACCTGCTTTGGGAGCAGGGGGTCGCGGGTTCGAATCCCGCCATTCCGACGATACAAGAACAAGCACACTTGTATTGCGGGTGACTACTCGCGGCTAATTGATGACTCCAGCCAAAGGCCACCATACGTCTGATGAGAAACACATAGGGTGGCCATAGCCATAAGGGTCAGTGCCCCGAGCGGCGAAGGGAGCCGACTGTAAATCGGCCACAGTTAACGACACACCGTAGGTTCGAGTCCTACCTGGCCCACTACGCATCACACACCCGTGACATGCGTAAAAACAACGCATACCCCCCCCAAAAAAGGAGACCACAATGTCCACCAAGTACGCAGTCATTTCCCAGCCCATGAAGAATGTCGATCCCGATAAGGTCAAGTTGCAGCGAGAGAAGGCCGAGGCCGCTGTTCGAGCTGCTGGCTATGAGCCTATTGATACCGTCTATGAAGAGGACTTCACGTACGATGTCGACAGCGACGCTATCGTTAACCCTGCACTGTGGCACATGGGTCTCGCTCTGGCACGCCTCTCACAGGCACACGTGATCTACATGTGCGACGGATGGGACACTACGCGAGGATGCACCCTGGAGCACCAGGCCGCGCTCGCTTTCGGAGTCGACATCATGTACGAGACCAACTGACTAAAGAAAGCGCCGGTTTCGAATTCGTAATGATTCCGGCGCTTTCTTTATACACACTACAAACAAAAAATAGAAAGATAGATCAATGGCTAACGGCATCAAGCGTAATGACGATGGAACATTCACCGTCTCTAAAGCTTGGCTCGCAGACGCACTAGAAACGGCCTTCGAAAAGGGCATGGGCGACAATAATTGTTGCAGTACGTGCGTCGCTGAAGAGATCATGAATTCCAGCATGAAGGAAAACAAGTAAAAATTAGAGGCTCTGAAAAATGACTACAAACACAAACCCGCTCAATGAACTGAACGAACTGTACTGTGCACTAACGTGGAAGATGCGCGATGTTGAAATTCCTGTCAAAGACAAGGACACCACTGCCCTCTCAAACCGTCCTTACGGTGAGCTTCTTGATGCTGGCACCGTCGTAAGGTTTAACAACCACACTTACTTTTATAGCTGCCCTTTCGGAATGATGGACCTTGAAGGAACGTGGACCGATGAAGAATCTGTCTCTTACAGTGTCCACGAGTTTCTGTGCAAGATGATTGACGATGAGGGTTGCGTCGAAGTACTACTAGAAGGGTAAAAGGAACTTTGCTATGAAAATCAACCCATTGAGCGAACTATCGAAGAATTACGCCGAACTAGTGACCTTAGCCTACACAACCAAGATCAATATTTTCGACGAAAACCGCGATAACCCGAAAGCTAAGCTCTTTTACGTCGATATTCTCATTCCTGGAATGGTCGTTTATCACTATGGGCAACAATGGACACTTTCTAAACAAGTTGGTGAACCTATTTTCCATAGTGTGTGGACAAACACCGAAGGCGAAACAAAGAGCGCTTACCGATTCTTAACCGATGTTATTGAAGGCCAGCATTGGCCTGTCGAAATCATCTTTAATCCCGCACGATTCACTTCTAAGTGTTATTAAGGATGTGCTTGTGTTCATTCCACAGATTATTTACCTAAAAAGACTCAGCAGCGGTGCCCTGGTGCGTATCGAACGGTTGAACAAATCGTTCTTTCTCGTCCTTGGTGAACTAACCTATTATTGGTTAGACAACAAGGGCGACTACTACAGTGAAGACGCCTTTAATGCCCTGTGCCATCAATATGGTTACGAGATCATTGACCCTGGGCACCGTGTCTTTCATTAGTCTCTTATCCAAGATGACCGATCAAAAAAGAAGGGGAGGAAAACACAAAATGCTGACCGATGAAGACATCAAGCGTATCGGTGCTGAGTTCACCAAGCGCATGATCGACAACCGCATCTTCGAAAACAGGCAACGGCGACGCAATAAACAGAGGCCAGAACACACCGTCACCACCCGATTTGATTTTCAGGATGGCAACGGAGATCTTTACGACCTCGGTGACTACTCTAAAGAAGCCCCTGCAATCATCGACATGTCTTACGATGATTGTGGCTACTTCTATCTGATCTTCGATCAGCATGGCGTGCCGCATTGGATGAGCGAACAGTCCCATATGAGGACAGTCGAAGAAATGGCTGAGTTTCTCGACGAGAACCTCTGGGGTGAGTTCACAATCATCCAACTCTAATAGAAGATACAATCGCGTGGGGTGGTACGAAGCCATGTAGTCTGAGACTTAACCACTCGGCCAAGTAACACACTTGGCTTTATCTCGAATAGTGTAACGGCAGCACATCGGATTTTGGTTCCGAGAGCCTAGGTTCGAATCCTAGTTCGAGAGCTAGTCAACGCGTATTTGTTTCCTTTCTAGCGTTGACTATGGGTCACCCTCAGCGCCTGCTTAACTGTAGAGTGACAAGCTGCTTAGCTCAATTGGGAGAGCGGCTGCTCGACCATTTGATTGTTTCTACTATCAAATGGAAGAGTGGCCGATACGGGTTCGAATCCCGTAGCTTGAACGCATCTAAACACTCCGAAAGATCACACCTCAGAAGAAAGGCTGATTTTCAATGATCATCAAGCTCAAGAATCTCTCTATCCCGTTCCACAGGCTCGGCCTCGGAGCCATCCTGATCGGCCCGGACGACTCTCGTTACCTCAAGTCGCTCACCGACGACGCAGAGTTCTGCTGGGTCACAGCCACTGACGCCATCACTGCTGAATCCGTACTCGATAGCACGATGAAGCGCGACATTGGTGACGGTAAGGGTTGGAAGGTCATCCCGTGACAGCCGTGACAAAGAACATTGAATACATCGATGATGCCGTGAACGGCATCGAATGCATCGGTGACGGTAAGTTCACCGTAACCGAAGAACGCCTCAGAGAACTTCTCGAAAACGAAGTCATCAAGAACCTGTACGACATGAACATCGACGCTCCCGGCTCATGCATGTTCGGCATCGAAAGTCTGTACCCCAGCTACGGCAACGCACCTGACATTGTTGCTGACACGCTCATCGGTATCATCATCGACAATCACAATGAAGCAAAGGAGAGCTCAAATGCTTGATGATAAGAACATCAACCAGATCGCACAAAAGGTTGCTCAGATTCTCTCGAATGAACAACCGACTGAGCAACCAACTAAGCCGACCCATGCATATCAAACAGAACTAGGTCGACATGGATTCATCGATGGTCTGGGAAATCACCACAACCTTCTCGAACTTCTCCGTCGACCGACAGTCATTGATATGACTGACGACGGATGCGGATGCTTCTTCCTGGTTTTCAAGAACGGCAAACCGAACCACTGGGTTGGCGACTCCGGTGTCGAAAAGGACATGGAAGAGATGATCGAATTCATCACTGATGAACTGTCTGGTGAATTCAAGATCACTCAGTTCTGAGAGAAACAGTCTTCTTCAAGGAAGACTAAGAATCCCTTTCGTACATCGCAGATGTACTAGGATATTTATTGATAGAGATCGTAAGACGATCTAACTCTAGCCATACGAAGGAGAAAACAAACATGGCACGAATCAACACCCGTAACGCTGGTACTGCGATCGGTCGCCTGGCCTCTGATCCGCGTTTCTTCGACAACAAGGACGGATCCCGTACCGTCCGATTCACCGTTCTGGTCGACCAGGACTACGTGAACGCCAACGGCGAGCGCGGCGTGGACGCCGTTCCCGTCGAGCGCTTCATTCCTGCCGATCGAAGCAACGGCGTCTTCGACATGGCTCACCAGGGCGACCTGGTGCAGGTGTCGTATCGCGCGACCACCGACTCCTACGTCGATCGCAACGGCGAGCGTCGCTACGTCACCAAGCTCATCGTCACCGACGTGCAGCTGCTTGAAAGCCGCAAGGTGACCACCGCTCGCCTTGCGAAGCGTGCCGCCGAGCAGGATGCGCAGAACCGCGCCGCTCAGCAGGTTGCTGCTCCTGCGCCTGTTTCTCAGGTCGCTTCCGCCCCGGCACCTGTTTCCCAGGCTCCCGTCTTCGCGGACGACGCGCTCAATGCGTCCGATCCGTTCGGTGACGGGTTCGATCAGGGTAACCCGCCCTTCTGAGAAGAGCATGGTAAGATTCTGATCAACAACCACAATCACAACTGAATCGCACAACAGAATATCGCAAACAACACCAATATCCCGTAGCAGCATCACGCTGCTACGGGATATTGCTTTACACAGCAATCACTGCTGCATCGCTGATTCCAGAGCCACAGGTTCTGCCACCAGAAACACGTTCTGCTGATAGTAACCGTAGCTGTTCACCCTGCCACCGCACGTAGTGAGCACCAACCGACGCGGACCAGTAGCGCTGAAATAGTCCTCCGGAAACGCCTGATGCTCAGCCACCCACATGCCGCTCACGCGCCACGTAGACAACGACCCATCAAAGCCTTTCACCCAGATGAGCTCATTCTGAGAGACATCCGTCGCCATGGTGTACAGAGCCCCACGATGACGCTTTGTCCACGCCACATGGGATGCGATGAATGTCGTCCCCTCGCCACCCGTCATACTCACTGCGTGTGCTGGGCTTGTCTGTGTTCCAGACTGCACGGTATCGGAAGAAGACGGGGAGGGGGACGAGGCGGGTGAGACAGCACGAGAAGACTGTGGTGTATCAAACCCCGGACGAACGCCGGTGAGAACTCCAGTATCAGATGCAGTGAGAGGCGCTCCAGCTGAATACCAGACACCTCGGTGCACGTTGGTCGGCACATGGATCGTCTGAAGATCGCCATAGTTCGACGCCTCGAACGAATCAGACCCCTGAAGCTCCATGTAGATGCCGGACTCCGGGATAAACACAGATCCAGGAGCCATACGAGCAACCGACATCGTGTCAATCCTGTAATCCTCGGTGTTGATCTCCCACGTGTTCGACCCTTGATCCGAATCCGCGTTCACGACCGGCCACTCGTGGGTGAGCACATCATCAGTAGCCTCGACAGGCGCAGTAGAGATTTCCTCATCCTGATATGTCTGAGTAGGCACCGGAAGCTCCTGCTCGACCTGAGCCTCATCATGTGCGCGATAGATCAGGTAGAGACCGCCACAGATGAGACTCGTGACGATAAGCCACACGATCGCTGTCAGAGCAGCACGCCATTTGCTCCGCTTGTTCTTCGGGTTCTGCGTGCCTTGCTTACCGTGGGCAACCCCAGCACCACCAAGCACCTCATCGAGACTCGACGGAACGACCAAAGACCCGGCCTTAGACTGAGTCTTGTCAGGGCTAGTCCCATCGCCATGCACGATGTCATCGAAACTTGGCAGAGCAGCGCCGGTGGCGGCAGCTGTCACATCAGCTGCCGCCACACCAGACTCAGTCACGATGTCATCATGCGTATGCTCGCGCGCGCTGTAACGGCGCACAGCATCATCCCATGGACTCGTAGACGTAGACATCCGGTCACTCTCCGTTCTTCGTGCTGTTCTTAGCAGCAGAGCGCTTAGCAGGCTTCGCAGCCTTGCCAGCAGACGCTTGAGCGATCGAGTACAGACCCTCACGGTTCAGCGAGCGCGAGTACGACGCATCCAGGTAGAGGACAGGCATTGCGTCCTCGGTGTTCATTTCTGCCACCTTGCTCAGCAAGAGCGGGTACAGCGCGTCCTTCACAGGGCCAGAGCCACCACCAAACACGAATACGACCTCAGTCGTCGCACCAACGACGCCGAGAACACGACCGAACTGGTCAGACGCAGCTCGTGCGAAGAACTCGATCTCACGGTCGACGTAGGCACGCACCTTGTTGTAGAAGTGCCACTTCAACGGCGAGGGCTCACGCTGGAGGAAATCCGCCAGCTGCTTCCGACTGGTGAAACCAGTGTGGAAGCCTTCCGCGTCCATAGACTCCAACGCACGGGTCAGCACAGTGCCGTAGCCTTCACCAAACGTCACAGAGGCGTCTGCGTTGAACTTGCCGTTGGTAAACACCGGGAAGTTAATCGTTCCCTCACCGATGTCGATACCGATCGTATTACGAGCCGCCAGGACATCTTCTGCCGTGACACCTTCCAGTGCGAGACCACGAGAACGCACGTCAGCAAGCATCGCTTGCATGAGCGGCACACCCTTCTCCGTGATGGCCCACTGCGCAGATGCACCTTCGGCCATCACCACCACATCACGGAACGTAATGCGCACCACGACAGGCGTCTCAAAGTTGTGCACGGTGACAAGGTGCGTACCGTTCATGAACTCAGCGCTGTAGCTGGTGCGATGGCGCATGTACTCATCGATCGGCAGAGCAACAGCGACGCACGCGTCGACAATAAGCTCCGATACAGGCAGCGTCTTAGCAACAGCCACATAGTCACGCAGAGCCTTCGCAGCGAACACACCAAGGATCAGCACCTTAGACAGCTCCTGCTCGGCCTTCGACCGCCTGCCCACAACGTTGAACTCATCGAACGCGCCGTTCGCGGTCAGAGCTCGCTTACCAAACAGGTGTCGGTACGAGTTTGAGACCATCGAGGACGAGAACGACACATCGAGGTGGTTATACAGATCATTGGCGCACACGTCTTCGGCCTCAGTATCCTCCTTTGGTAGAGAGTTAGGCCGAGTCACCCGCGTCACGCCGCTGGGGAGATCGATCGTGTCGATGACAGGCTTACCAGCCTTGTCGGTGCGCGTCCCCCGCACCAGACCCTTGACGTAGCCGTTACCGACATCGATACCGCCAAGAAGCGACATCGTGTTCAGGGACGTGGGGATTGCAGAAGAAGCCATAGTATGGGTACTCACTTTCTCTTGTCTTGTTTCTCAGATCAACGCAGCGCGCCGAGCATATCTTCAATGGTGTTTTCGTTCGCAGAGCCGGTCTCAGCATCCGCCGTGTTGTCAGAGTCATCAGCATCATCGAGAACCTCAGACTCACGCGGAACATCGACATCCTCATCACGAGACTCATCTGAAGCACGGACCATCAGAAGTTCCATCTTCGGTTCCACAAGCGCAGCAATCTGCTCAGGGATCGGGTGCCCATCAATAGTCTCAAGCTGCTCGGCCTGATCTGCTTGCTTTGGCGGACGGCCTCGACGCGGTTGCTGCTGGACCGGATAACACGTCGCGTCACGATACCCGTGCCGCTCAATCGCCTCTCGAATCAGACTGCGCACAGATGCGCTGAGATCCGACTGCGCCCCGATCCATGCAAGGACCGACTCATCAGCATCGGGCACAGAGACCCGAAAACGACGAGACTGGGGCCTGGGAACAGTGCCGGTAAAACGTCGTGGCATAAACAGGTTCCTCTCTTATCTGGACTAATAGTGGACCACATAACCAGATGATGAGTGGTTCTTATCTGGTCATCTATAGGCCATGATACACCCATTCGCCTCATACATCAAGCAAAACGGCGCTTATCTGGTCACGTTACGACCAGATAAGCGCCACATATGCAGTGCTAGGGCCAACTATTAGCCAACAATGTCCCGCACGGCACGATGCAGGTCGCTGACAGAGCCGCAGTTACAGATCACGACATCAGCACGCTGCAACAGGTTGTATGCATTGGTTTCCGACACGTGATCAGCACCCAGCGCCCCAACAGAGGCATCAACCAGTGCTCGATCGAGGGAATCCTGATCCCCTCGCCACACGCCAATCACGATGCCTCCGAGATCATGTACGAGGGTGAACTCTTCATCGAACCGGACATCGGTGAGCGCCACGGCTTCACCACGAGCGAGCTCTTCCTGGACGCGCTGGCCGGTCAGGTCCGTCCACGTTCGCTCGCCTAGTGTGCCGCGCACGCAGTCTGTGCCGAGCGTTTGGAGAACAGTGCGCACATCAGGCACGAGATCCTTCGCCTTCTCCATACCCAGAGCGTCGACCACCTCATGGTACTTGGCGAAACCGCCACCATAGCGCGGCGTGCCACCAACCGCATGAGCGAGATGGATACCTTCTGGCACCTCCACCCACACACCGCGCAGGTTCATACTCATCTCTTTAAGCGGATCGGCAAACGCCATACGCTTCCATCCTCGGGCAATCAGACCCTGCGCAGCAGTGTCTTTGCCTGATCGTTTCAAACCGACGAAACCAACCAACGACGTGGGCACATCGCGACGATCGATCAGGGCAGGAACAGCGTCGGTATCAGGCATCATAATCACAGGGGCGGTCATAAGTGGGACCTCTTTCTTGGTCGATTCTACTGGTACACGAGCCATTCTATCACAGCGCGGATGCTGTAGATACACGTGACCCCCGCAGCAGCTTGGAGCTACCACGGGGGTCACGTACTGATCACCTTCTTGAGAGTCAGTGATCATACTAGCACATCAGTGCTTGGCGGCAACATGAGCCTTGCGACGAGCGAACCAGGTAGCGCCGCCACCCAGACCGATCGCAGCCATGAGACCGCCCAGAGCAGCCATCAGGCCGGTGTTCGCACCCGCGACCTCACCGGTCACAGCACCCTTCGGAGCAGGCGTAGCCGGGGAATCCACCTTGGCGTGCCAATCATCGGAATCAGTAACCTTCTTGCCGTTGTGGATGGACTCACCAACCACGGTAGCCGTGTCACTGTGCAGCGTGCCTTCCTCAACGCCGGTCAGGGTACCGACACAGGACACAGACTGACCGACCTTCAGGGTACCGATCTTGTCGCCAGCAACCTTGACAGTCTGCGCAGTCGCGCCACCGGTCACACCAGCATTCGCCGGATCAGCAGCAACCTGCTCAGCAGGGATCTCACAGACGATACCGGTGACGTTACCGGTGGTACCCTCGTGGGTCGCATCGGTGAGCGAAACATTCACGAGGTCAGCCTCACCGGTGTTTGTCACCAGGAAGCCGATCTGAGTCTCGTCCTTCGCGGACGCGAGCGTCAGAGCGTTATCGGCCTCGTCGCGGTCACCGGCCTCAAGGCCCTCAGACAGCGTGAACTTCTCCACGTCGATCGCGGGCTTGGGAGTCACCGTGAAGATAGGCGGCTCATTGGTGGCCTTAGACTCGTTGTTCCACGTGACAGAGCCCTTGTTAATGAGCTGCTTATTCTGTCCGTCAGTGTCGTAGTCACGACGGAACTGACCGGAGATAACCAGCTTGACCTCACCGGGCTCAGTCAGACGCGCAGTCTTGGCCAGGAACTCAGGCTTCGCCTTCGCGGTCGTCACACCCTTCGCGGTGTCATTCGTGATCTCGAAGAGATCGGTCACATCCTGACCCTGGAAGTAGACCTTCGGAGCACCGTCCATCGTGACGTAGGTCAGACCATCCGACCAGTCATCCGTGATGGAGTACTCTTCGAGGCCGTACTGGAGGTAGGCAGCGATGTGGTCGTTGACAACAGCCGAGACCTTGTCACCGGGCAGGAAGGTCTTCTGGTCCACACCCTTCTGGTTCGTGCGCTCGGGATCAGCGGTCGTACGTGCCTGAGCCTCATCGGCAGTCCACACCTTGTCAGGATCCGGGGTCACCTTGCCGGTCTCAGCGGAGTTACCAACGAGGCAGTGGTCCTGAGCCTCGGTGTAGCACACCTTCGAGTCATCCGGGATACGGTAGTCAGCGCCGGTCGCCTTCGTGTAGGTCGGAACCATGAGGGTGTAGTTACCCTGGTCCACGATGTCCTTGACGGTACCGGAGATGACAACCTTGCCCTCGACGGAACGATCGATCGTCACGTCAGCCTTCACGCGCTGGCCGTTCGGACCAAGCACCTGGACACGATCCGGGTTGTCGGTCTCCTTATCACCGATCACGACATCAGCCGTGTTCACCGTATCGGTGATGGTGAGCTGAGAAGCATAGCCGTTAGAATGCGCCGTAATGTTCGCGTTGTAGAACATATTGGCGGCGAGCACGTCCTTCTCGGTCAGACCAGAACCGGTTTCACCGTTGGTGAGCACCTTGACGGGGTTCTTGGGCTTAACCGTCCACGACTCAGAAGCCTCACGATCAGCGGTATCCACCGCTTCGTTCATGTTGCCCTGCTTGGCAACCTTCACGTCGAACCAGAAGCTCTTGCCCTCGCCAGTGGCGGGCCAGGAGGTCCAGCCGAAATCAGCCGGGGTGAACTCAGGCGACTTCGTGTCACCGTTGTTGACGATCGACACAGTCTTGGTGACCGACTTGTTGCCCTCAGGGCCTTCGTAGGTCAGAACGACCTCAGCGTCGACGTTCTCATCCACGCCCTTGCCACCACGCGATGCATGGATCGTGTCGTAGACCGGCACAGTGCTGCCAGCCTCGGTCACGGTCGATGCATGATCAGTTGTCACCGTCAGATCATACGTAGGCGGCGTGGAAATGCCCTGCGGCTCTTCGCTGTTGACGGCCACACAAGCGGTAGAGACATACGGCTCACCGTAGGCGTTGCCATCGTTCGGCAGGCCAGATGCCTTGCCGACACCGGTCTGCGCGAGGTTGTAGATGAAACCTGCAATCTCAGCCGAACGGTTGTGCATACCGGGGTAGCCGTCCGTACGCCATTCTTCGGCCTTATCGTAGAAGAATTGGGCAGAGCGCGCAGCAGCGCCGCCATTGTTGCCGTTGTTGGTGGCATACATGATACCAACAACGCGGGCCGTGACGTTCGATCCGCCAGCGGCCTGACCACGGGCAATAGCCTCGTTCAGAGCCTCGCCACACGAGATCTGGAACTGGTTGGCCATGTACGTGCCAGAGATACCGGCCTTGTCCATGAACCAGTTGATAGAGTCCTGGCCCCAACCCTGGGAAACAAGCGCCTGGCCACCCTGCGGGTTGGCAACAGCGTCATCGAAGAACGCGTAACGGATACCCAAATTGCCTGCGGCACCCAGGTTGCCACCGGTAGTACCGCCCGAGCCGCCGTTAGGACCATCAGCAAACGCCGGGTTTGCACCCACAAGAGCTGCCCCAGCAAACGCCATCAGCGCAGCGGTGGCCACAGCCTTCTTACCCATCCGACGAGTACCGGCGTGGATGCGCTTGTTCGTACGAGAAGTCATCGTACCTCACTTTCTGTTGTTGTTGAGCTAAAAACAGACCTGCTGCTAGTGGTCCCTGCTTGCAGGTACCACTACAGCCTTCTCGCAACAGGTCAACGCATGATGCACGGTTGACTGGGACGATCGCACAGTCTGAGCCTGAGAAGGCAATACCCACAGTATCACATGTATACACAGTAACGCGACAAATCGGCTCGATTACCAGTACATCACACATCTCTCTACGGTTCTTTACTGTCTTTTTAAAGGTTTGGTGAAGGCGCTGCAAGCAGCGCCGATAAACAGATTGATCACTTTCTCTGGTTCTATGGGACATGCCGTAGATTGTGACCAGCTGGAAACAGAAGCTCATATACAAGGAGAACTCATCATGGATATCTGCTGCACCGAATGTGGCTACCCCATCTGGATCAACATGACCGACAAGAGCATCAAGTACCTGGGCCTCACCGAGGCTGTGTACTGCGATGCCTGCCTGAACGACTGAGTCTGAGCAGAGGCATCATGAACATCTCATTCAACCTCTCCCACGTCATCCGATTCGCTCTTGCGATCATCATGTCGATAGTCGCTGGATTCTGGATCGGATCCACCATCGATGATGACTACGTTGCGACCATGCTGGCTCTTGTCAGCATCGTTGTCATCGCTGCTGTCATCCTCGCACCCCTTGACACACACTCTCACAAGAAGGACTGAATACCATGATGGTCAAGCAAGAAAAAGAACCCATTCTCGCCAGGATCGACAAGGCCGCGAGAGAACTACTCTATGATCAGCCCGATGGCATCATCCCCGTCTCGGGGAACTTCACCATCGTCTGCTGTACACATCTACATCTGGGTGGTAAATACGAATACGAGGTCTACTCTTACAGGACTGTCGTCGCATACATTTCGTTCTCTGCCCCTCATACACGTCCAGTTGTTCGCATCTGCAACAATGCGTTCGACCACACCCACACCACGTCGCGGCATCTCCACCGTTTCATCACTGCGCTGATGGAACAGCGACGTGTTGACTGGGATGCCCTCAAGCAGCTGTGCGATGAGAGCAAGGCAGACGGAGGAGAAACCGTCATTGTTCCGGTGATCTGATGATCGTCGACACTGTCTTTTTCTACCTCATTGTTGCGTGGTACGTAATCGAGGCGATCTCTGCTGTATCGCTTATTGCAGCCGCTATTACCCTCACCATCTACCCCTACAAAAACACAACAAAAGATAAAGAGGGTAAACATGATTGAACTTGCTAAAGTTCTTTTCTATTTCCTGGCGTGCGTCATCTTTCTTACTCTCGGGTTGTACTCAACAGCTGCGCTCACTGGCATTGCTGTTGGGACCATCTCAACCTTTATGAACTCTCGTAAGAAGCAACGCAAGTAAACAACAACCCCACCGACCCTTTCCACCACATCTCACCACTCTCAGAAAGAAGATCATCATGGGAAACCGCTCTAACCTCATCGTTATCACTGACCGTGTTCAGATCGAGCACATTATCAACAACACACCGCTGTGGAATCGCGATCAGGAGATCGCTCCCGACGAGCAGATGCTGCCCCACAGTCTTGATCTGGTCACCGGTGTCGCCCTGTACTCCCACTGGGGCGGCATGAACGCAGTGCTGGACGCGCTGCGCGCGTGCTACAAGTACGGTCTTCAGCGTGCGTCGCAGGAATCCTACTTCGTGAGGATCCTTGCGCGTGCCTTCACGGCAAGCGACGATGAAGAGACCGGCTCGGGCATCAAGCCTGCGTCGTTCGTCGCAGCACACGATGCGCCTATCTTCACCTCCACCGAGCAGGTGAAGCCCCTCATCGTTGATAGTAATTATCCGGTTGTTCCGGTCATCGATCTCACGGCTGGTGAGATCTACCTCTTTGAACACAACTTCTTCGGTGACGGAGAAGGCTCACGTGGTGAGACCTACCCGCTCGATAAGAACGGCATCACGATGATCGCGCACCAGCTCACCAAGCTGGTTAGCGACTGAAGTAATATCTATACTGACAACCACACCTACACAAAGGAGAAACAACCATGGGTCTTGATATGTACTTGTCTTACCACCGTAATCTGGACGGTATTCCCGAGACGATCCAGCGCGCGATGCGCAAGCAGGCATACACTGATAGGTATCCATACCTTGCTGAGTATCTCGATAAGAAAGATGAGCTCGACATCATCATCGACCATCACATCGAGTGCGGCGAACCTTACGAAGAAGAACTCATGTACTGGCGCAAGGCCAATGCGATTCACAAGTTCTTCATCGACAACGCCGCTAACGGAGTTGATGACTGCCAACCCGTCCAGGTAACGATCGAGGTTCTCAAAGATCTCGTTGATCGTTGTGAGACGATCCTTCAGGGAGAAGTTGACGACAAGGGTGCACTTATCGACCCGAAGACGGCAATGGAGCTCTTGCCCTCGCAGTCCGGCTTCTTCTTCGGTTCCACCGATTACGATGACTGGTACATCGAGGATCTCAAGGAGACCGTCAAGGCGCTCAAGCCTATCGTTGAACACGCAGAGCTCTACACCGATCCGATCATCTACGAAGCATCGTGGTGATCGCAGTCTGATCTCACACCAGCCCCTTCAGCGCATAGAAACACTGTGCGTTGAAGGGGTTTGTTCTTCTCTCTTTCTCTTCTCCACGCTCACTGTATATAGGACATCTTCGATGTCCCGATCACAGGATTGATAGAAATCCTCTCTCATCTTCTCTCCAACTCACGAAAAGAGAAACACAAATGACTTCCAACAAGAATCTGGAAAACACAACACTGATCGAAGATAAAAACGGTGTCATCCACGATCTCGCAAACCTGGTGACGCAACGATGCGTGATTGACACCGGTGCCACCACCTACATGGCAGTACAGGGATGTTTCAGTTCCCATAAGTTCTGGATTGCCAACAATGGTAACGAATTCACACCCTGGGAACTCGCACGATACATTCGTCAGAAGCATCCGAGTCACAAGAACGCTGCCATCACCGTCCATATGTCCTGAACTCACAAGCAAATCCCCATCTTCATCCATACCGACACCGACACCCACAAAAAGGAGGCCCGATCATGGGTCTGAGCATGATGTTCTACTACCGTCGTAACCTGAATGGCATTCCGATGTCCATTCAGCGCGCGATGCACAAGCAGGCGATGCGCGACGCATACCCGCATGTATTCTCTGATGCTGATCTCGATGACATTGTCGACGAGAAGATCCAGAACGGCGAGCCTTACGAGGAAGAGCTTCTCTACCTGCGTAACGCACACGCGATCCACGAGTACCTCATCAAGCACCTCGCAGGTGGCGTCGACAACACGGACTTCGGTCCCTACGAGGTTCCTATCGATCTCATCAAGAGGTTGGTGACGAGGGGTAGGTACGTCAGCAAGTACCGCATCACTCCTGCTGATTACCCGTACCCGAAGCTGCTCATCGAGCAGTGGGGGAAGATCGTCGAGGTCTTCAGTCCTATTGTTGAGAACCCGGAACTCTACACCGATCCGATCGTTTACGAAGGCACGTGGTGATCCGGCGCTACCACCAACACTGTAACCCCTCCAATGCATGGAATTCCTGTGCACTGGAGGGATTGCTTCTTTTCTTGAATATATCTGGAGCATCTGATGATGCTCCGATAATCACACTGAGAAGAATTCTCTCCCCTCCACTTTACCAAAAACAGAAAGGTGTGCATCATGCGCGCTATCAAGATCCAGACCAAAACCGGACGCGAAATGTCTGAGACCGGAATTATCCCTCGATTCGTTTCGCTTGGTCAGTTCTGGAAGGACGGCAAGCCGCTCTTCGAGACTGTCAACATTGATCCCGACGACCTACCCGAGGGCACTGTCCTCAAGATCAACCGTGAAACATTCGATCAGAACCCGCTGTATCTGCGCAAGGAACCCAGCAACACGGGCGAACCGTGGGCAAAGCTGGATCGAGCGGAAGAAGAAGGGGGCGAAACTCACCACTACATCGAGCGCCCCATGCTGTCCAACCAGTGGATGGGCTTCAGCCACGCGGCTGAAATCTTCATCATCTACGTACCCGAAAGCTAAGAATTATGGCATACCAGAAGCTCAACCTCGATGCTCTGCCGATCGGCACGGTCATTGATGTCATGCACATCGATGACACCGGATCATACATTGTCACGCTGGGCAAGAAGCTCGATAAGAAGTGGCACCGTCACGGAGACGGTGCTGTGATCGACGCAGACCAGATCCGCGTGTGGGCCACACGTATCACAGTCGTTCGACGACCGTCCTGACACACACAATCAGAAAGAACACAACCATGCGACTCAATCACCCTTACGATCGCCAGTACGATTTCGCCGCGCAGATGGAACAGCTCTCGCGTGACACCACCGAGATGCTCATGGCAACGCTCGGATCCATTCCGCTCGTCGGCAACGACATCTTCAACGATGTGCAGTACATGACCGAGCTCGACTGGGATGACAAGGCGCACACAATCAACGCTGAGTTCATCCCAGATTCGGGATGGGGCAACGGAGACCGCACACGTCTCACAATGTCTGTCGCAGAGACAAATAAAAACAGCTTCGACACGAAGACTCTTACTGTGTCTGTGGAACTAGGACACCTCTACACGCAGTACCACACAAGGTACATCCCGATCGGCTGGAAACTCACGATCGCTACAACAACGATCGGTGGTCGTACGACTTACCAAGTTGGTGGACAGCCGCGTAACAGGATCGATAAGCTCCGCGAGATCAGGATCACCAGGGGTGTCGCCATCGCTATGATGCGATCCCTTGCTATCCAGATGGGCATCTCGTTGGCTGCTCAGAATCGCAGGCTCGATAGCACCACGATCGGTGAGATGCGCACGCACGGTGTTCCAGAGAGCCAGGAAACGTCCTTCCTGCGTCTCGGTCTGGATCGCATCATTGATCTGATCAGGAACACAGAGTCGACCACTATCACCGACTAATCCCCCCACATCACACAATCGTAGAAAGGAGTGCTCTCATGAATGGAGCACAGCTTATTTACCTCCGAGACATCTCGGATGTCCCTCCCGACACGCAAATGGAACTACGTGAACTCGCACTTCAGAACATGTACCCGTCTATGACTGCGCACCTGGCGGCTTCGATGAAGCTGGGAGACATGCGCAGTGTCATCGAGCAGATGCCTTACGAGGAACTGCTCGCGCAGTGGAATGGAGCAGAGGCTGACACCCTGTCCTATTTCTTCAAGAAGACTGCTGCGAACTACATGGATGATCCTGAACAGTTTAACCCGTACCAGGGCTACAGGATCACCGACCTTGGTCAGCTCGATGATCTCATCTCTAGCTGCCATGCGATGATTCGCATGCTTGGCAACGCTGCATACTTGGACGAAGACAAGTCGGATGATATCATCCTGCGCGCGATCGAGATGAATCTCCCGGTTCCCTTCGAGATGGTCAAGCAGATTGACTTCAAGGATTACCGGGCGTTCTTGCAGCGCACAGCCCAGTTCGTTGAGCCGATCCTGAAGCTTGATCAGTTGTACCCAGACCCGATCATGTTCAAGCTCACATGGTGAGAACTGATCAAGGGGCATAGAGCAGGAGAGAGGGAAGGGCGAATAAATACCGCCCTTCCCTCTCTCATATACACAGCACAAGGACAAAACAAGAAGGAGTACACACCATGGGCCAGCGCGGCGTACACGCCACAATCAACAAGGACGAAACCACAGGACGTTTCGTCGTCCACCTCACCACTGTCCAGTGGAGTCTGCACATCGCTGAGATCATCAAGTTCGCGTTGCAGCACGCGGGCAAGGACGGATACAGTCAGACTGAGTTCCTCAACTGTCTCGAAAAGACGGTTCGGAGCATGTCACACATTAGTGCGTTCGATCTGGTCGATGAGGACTACAAGTTCTACAACTGTTCTCGTCCCATGGAAGGCGGCTACAGCATCGTGGCTCATAACCACGAGGACAGCAACAAGGAGTACCGTCTGGGTCTCGACCATGGTGACGGGACGTTCGCGCTGCACGGCAACGCGACCACGTTCCATACGCGGCGCTCTGCCGAGAAGTTCGTCAAGGAACACCGACATGCACAGGATGCAGTGTCATACTTGTGGGATCTCGATAACAATCTGTTCACGTTCTTCGCGGGCGATTGGGGCTCTCTTCGCGCCTACGACTTCGTAACAGGTGAGATCGTGACGTGTAAGGAGATCACGTACAGTATCGCTCAGTTGAAGCACCCGAAGGCATCAGTCGAATACAACGGTGCCATGTCATCGACACGGATCATCGATCTCTACGAAGGAAAGCTTCCTACATGAGTGTACCTATTTTCATGATCCTCAAGGGGATGAAGAAGCTGGACGATGAAATAGATCAAAAGGCCAAACAGGCTCGAATCGAAGCAGCGCAATTCCAACCACTGGATGACAAGGATCTCAAAGCAGTCAAGGCCACGATCTTTGTCGTGATCATCGCGACACTACCTATCGCGACGTACATGGTCTTGTCTCTGCTCATCTGACGCACGCATCATCACCCACTCTCCCCAGAAAAACACAGAAAGGACACAACATTATGAGCTGGCTTCCTGGCATGATGTTCATGCACATGCTGGACGATGACGAACACGATCAGCCCAAGCAGGCAGATGAGTCTAATGACACCCACCAGACCCATAACTGGATCACGCGGATGGATGACAAGGACTTGGATGCATTTCTCGCCACATGCCTGTGCGTGATCATCGTTTCGGTACTTGCGACCATTTACATGATCTGGCGCATCATCGCATTGTTCATGGCATATGCGTAATAACAAACCGCAGACCCCCCCTTTTTTTACTGAGTCTCTCGCTCAGTAGGGGGGGGG